CATGCGACTGTTGCTGCTTGACGTCACCTTCCGTCCGGAGGCCATGCCTCCAGGGGTGACACGCACAAAAAGCGTTCCATCTGACAACATCAACACTCGTCGCTTGGACAAGATGTTAACGTTCCTGATTGCTCTGACCCACGCGGGGTCAGGGTCTGTGCACAACCGGATACGCATCTCAATATCTGCGTCCATCAGCTGGGCCGGGACAGTGTTGTCCCACCCGTGTGCATCAGAAAGATAGTTAAAGCATCGCCGCTTTGCGAAAAGGGCGAGCTGTCGTGCATCATCATCCGTCAGGCCCATCCCAGGCTTTGACGGTATGGTGTTCCACGTGGCGATCTCGGCTGAGTCCTGCTCCGTGAAGCACTGCTTCTCCACGATCTGATCTGGCAAGGACTCTGCATTCACGAACCTCCAGCGCTGAGTTTTCACCTTGCGCTCGGGATGAGGCTCGTTCTTGAGGATGACGCTTGTTACGTCGGCTAGCCCGCCGCGGACTGCGAACAACGGGTCACGGGACAACGCGTCGTCTAACTGAGCCGGCTCAATCGTTGCCAATTGGTCCAGGCGCCATGCGGCGAGTTTTACCACGTGGTCCCTAATCATGGGGTCCTCCAACACTTGGCCGTTGAGGGCCAGGTAGGACCTGATCGGGTACCCGGGAGTTGCCTTGCGGTTAAGGCTCTCCAAAATGTTCTGCATCCTCGCCTCAGTATGGCGATACTTCCATCCACATGATGTGCGCGGGTAGCGGTTGATAATCATGTTGATGGCGTCTCCTATCTGGGGGATGTGCTTTGGGCGAATTCCAGTGTGCTGTCCAATTACGGTTGCTAACTCTGCTGCGACACCACTGGCTGGTAGCCAGTGCGGGCGGATTTGCTTGCTGTGCACGCTGAACAACTGCTGGACTGTGGGAGGCAGTTCTAGGGGGACAGGACCATGGATCTGCTTGGTTTGTGTCCATGTTGCCTGCCCGACCACGACTAGCTCTTCACTCAGCGGTCGGCTCGCGACGCCCCTTACTGTTGCGTTCCAGAGCTGGGGACACTCTGGACAGGGTGACGAAAATCCGGCACGGTGAGTGGCGCGGATGGC